CAGACTCCACTCGCATGGGCAGTTCAGGACCTAGCGTGATGCGTCTTTGCGATTGCCTTATATCGGGTCGGCTTGGCATCGAACGTTGAAGCCTTGTGCCCATACTTTCAGGGCCTTGAGTCATTAATCTAGGCCGAGGCGGTGGTGCACGGTGATTTGTTAGTACGGGCCTGTTATTCCCCATAGGAAACTGCGATCGCCCAGTTTGTTGACCTATGCGACTAAAAAGATCTTGAAGGTTGCCGCCACTTCTTTGAAGGTTTCCGCCAAAAAGCTTTTTTAACGAATCGTATGGATTTTGCTGTTGAGGGCCTCTCGGAGACCCTTCAAGAGATCCGCCCTGACCGTATGGATTGGACATTCTAAATTCTGGATTATATCCAGGATTTTTTTGGTAAAAACTATTTCTGTCGCTTTCGCTTAATCCGCTAATTTGTTCTTTAATTTTTCTATTAAAATCTATTCCTTCTTGTTCCGTAGGCATCCTAACGCCCCTACCGAACATATCGATACTTTGTTGAATATCTTGTAAAGGACTTAGCTTTTGTTGAAAAATAAAAGGAACCTGGCTCATTAGAATACGCCTTCGAACTTAGTGCCTCGCTGTGCGTCACCGCCGCCTCGAGACTTACCTTTGCCCATTCCAGGCTTAGGCGTTGCAGAAGCAGATACAGATTCAATAGACGCGTACTTAACGCGGCCTTGATCCTTAACAGTGAATCCGCCTTTGTCTACCTTTGGATCTTTAAAGCTTGTGGTTCTCTTAATCATGATTAGTTTCCAAATATGTTTTTGGTCATTTTCTCAGCTACGTTAGCCATTTGTATAGCTTCTTGAAGTTTAAGTCTATCCTGTGCAGTTTTATTTTTCATGTCTGCAATATCGGCTTGAAGATCCATGCGCTCTTGATCCATCTCATAATCTTTGTCAATGCGATCTTCATCCATATCCATACGCTGTTGAGCTTCTTTAGCCTTACGCTCAACATCTTGAGCCTTGATATCAAGCTCTTCTCTTCGAAGCTCAACCAAAGGATCATCATCTTCAGTCTCAAATTCAGGAGCAAGTTGTTCCATAATCTGCGCTGTTACTTGAGCAACCCTCGTTTCAATCATAGCCTGCATTTGTTGCTGCATCGGATTCGGTGGAGGTGGGGGTCCCATAGGCGCTCCACCCTGCGGAGGAGCCATCGGAGGAGACGCTCCTGGGGGTCCACCTGGAGGTGCGCCCATGGGTCCGCCCGAAGGAGGTGGTGGCCCCATGCCTGGAGGTCCTCCCATTGGTCCGCTTGGAGGTGGCCCCATCGCTTGCATCTGCTGTTGCATTTGCTGAATTTCAGGTTCTTGCATAACTTGTGCTCTAGCCATCATATCAACATGGGCATAAATATGACCTTGAATCATAGCTTGTAGCTGAGGATTAGACTTAACAGGCCCAGACTTGTAAGCCGTAATATGCGTCTGGATATGAGCCTGATGATCTTGATCAGGAAATGGTGTAGCTGGCTGCATCATCATAAAGTTCGCATTCTCAACACCAGAAGCCATCGGTTGTGGTTGAGGCGGAGGTGGTGGAGGTGGCAGTATCTGATCAACTTGCTGAACACCCATTGCTTCGTACATGCGCTTGTAAGCATTGTACATACCCATCGGACCATGGATCTCAGGGTTAGCCTGAACCATTCTCAACATCTCTTGAGACAACATCACGCGCTGACTCATAGAAAATATGTTGGGATCGCTGACAGGAAGAATGTCTATTCTGTCATCAAAGTCTTGCTGGATTACACCTGGATTGCCATTCGCAACCATGTACGGATAAGCAGGTGGTAAGTAATCTTTAAATATTTTTGCGAGAAGCGAAAACTCAATACGCTGTGCATAATGCAAACGCTTATGAATCGCGCTCATTACGCGACTACCGCGCTCCAATAATGCAACAGTGGTGCCGACAGGTGCCTCTTGATTGCCGTCACCAACCTGCATATCACCAATAGAGGCGAATCGCTTACCGGCATCAACCAACATACCAAGCAAGTTTAGGAGGGTGCCGCTAGGTTCTTTAAACGGCAAAGGCATTAACGCATCGCGCAATGAGCCTCCTGGCGCATCCATGTCCCTAAACTCACCTGGCTGTAACGGCACATCGCTATCGCGAATACGAATACCACGCGCCTTAAATCCAGCAGGTAGATTGGCCAAAGTACCGGCATCAATCAACTGTCGAAGCAATGAGGTCGCCCCACGGGACAACCCACCGATCATATGCGTTAGGCCGAAACCATAAAAGCCGACCCCAGGAAGAAACTTATAATGAACAAAATAATCAATCCTAGTACGCATAGGATCGTTTTGATTGTAGTTTCTGCGAATGGATAGAATTTGAGACTGGCTTTGAGAGATGGTAACAATGTACGGAAGCTTGATACCCGTTTCTTCACCTTCTGCATTAACGTCTTCATACCCTGGAATGTCGAGTTCAACGTGCATTTCAAGGATTTCACATTCGTCTGAATTAGAGCTACCAGACGGCTTAACACCTTGTAGTTCATCTAACTCCTCCTCAATACCATTGCCTGCTGATGGGTCCGAAGAACGATCAGACATTTTAGTTTTTCGGTAAAAACCAGACTGCTGAAGCTTCTTCACATCGTTAATAGACATGTCAACAATGTGCGTAATGCGACCAGCACTCGAAAGACTCGAAGCGCCATAAGGCACAACAAGCTTTTCAGATGGGATAAACCTAGAGACCGGACGATTTAAAGTTTGGTCAAAGTGAACCTTGCGAAATGCACTGCCCGATAACGGGAGATAAAACAGCATTTGGTCAGTTTCAGGATCATACTCTTGCATTACATGAGTGATCTGATAGTTCATGTACTCTTGTACACGCGCTGCCTGGAGGTCCGTTTGCGGAGTACCCAGTCCAACGACTTGAGTCTTAACGGGACCCCCAGGCGGCAACATCTCTTTATAAGCTTGTGCTTGAAACTGCGTAACACTCTCTGCCAGAAGCGGATGCACAATCCCCGAAGCACCCTCAAAAGGCTCGCTTCGGTCTTCAAACTTCATGCCTAAAAACTCAAGACCTTCTCTATAAGTTTCTTCCCACTCTTTTCTTGAAGAAAGATCATCTTTGAAATCTGCAACACAATCACTGTACAGCTTACCGAGATCTGACTTATCTAAAACTTCCGCAAGGTTTTCGTAAAAATCCTCTGGCGCACCCATGGCTTGAGGCATCATAGGAGGTGGAGCACCAAACAACATGGTGCCGTCTTCAAGGGTTTCTACCTCATCATCTTCAAACCCAGAACCAAGAAGCTCATCAAAAGACTCGTCTTCAACATTGACTTCAACTTCTTTTGAGTTGTCTTCAATCTCTAGTTCTTGGATATCAACGTCATCAACGCCACGCTCAATAGCCATGTGTTAGCCCCACTTCCTTTCCCACTTCGTCATCGAAGTAGATTTCTTTTTAGCCTTGACCTTTGCTTTCGGCTTACGAACAGCGCCACCCTTCTTCATCTTAATCATCATCGGGTTGTCTTTGTCAGGAAAAAGCTCTTCCATATCTTCCTTTTTCTTACCCTTCTTCTTAATCATGATCATGACAGATCCGCGCTTTTCCGGCATCTCTTCATCTAAATACTCAGAAAGCTCGTCTTCGTTTTCTAACAAATCATCAATTAAAGATTGATCGTCAGAATCTTCAAGAAGGCGCATAACCTTTTTGTACATGTCCGTGTTGCTGGGCTTCATAAGGTTATTCCTTGTCAGAATACAGATTGTCAAAGATCTGATTAACGTCAAGCGTGTAGTCTAAATCAGACTTACTGTAATGAATATGCTGCGAAGGCTTAAAGTCTGGCGCACCTTCGCCTGTTTGAAACCATGCAGGATGCGTGACTCTTACCCTGTTATTGGGTAACGCTACAATATTTCCCGTCCATTCTCCAGCATCAAGCAACTCAAGCACATGCGATTGCTTATGCTGCGCCGGATCATCAGCGATCTCATTCTCCGCGTAGTCTACCGTAAAAAGATATTTCGCAGGATAAAATTCACCATCGATCTTAGCAAGCCAAGG